GCGCGCAGTTTGGAATATATAGATAATTACCAACAAGGGGACAAAACCGCAATAATGAGGTTGAACCGTCGAATTTCAGCCGACCCGGACAAAGGAATCACGGGTGTTTCTTTTAGTCGGGAACATGATTTTTTGGTAGCAAACGGGGTGGAAAAATTAATTGTTACAATAAATTCAATTGGTGGGAACGTTTTTCAAGGGTTGGAAATTTTTGCAACAATTCAAGATTCACCAATGGAAACCGAAACGCAAGTTGTCGGAATTGCCGCGTCAATGGCCGGTGTAATTTCACAAGCCGGAAACAAAAGGACAATAAAAGAACACGCCAGGTTTCACGCGCATTCACCGCGACCGGAGCAAGGAAAATCGGTTGGGGCGGAAATGTTACAAATGGCTTACAACCAATTAAAAACAATTTTCATTTCCAATTCGGTAATGGACGAAGAATCAGTCGATTACATGTTGTCAAAGGAAACATTCATGTCGCCAGGAGCGGCGGTTGAAAACGGACTTTTTGACGAGGTTTTGACGTCGTCCGGGCGAATTCCCGAAATTTCGGCGTCAATGAATTCAGAACAAATAATGAATGTTTTTAATCAAGCGGAAAATAACAATTTTCAAAAGTCAAAAAAAGGAGGTATGAATAAGATTAACCAAATGTTAGGATTGGCGGCGGAAGCCGGCGAAAAATCGGCAATCGACGCCGTTGTCGAGTTGCAAGCAAAAGCGCAAGAATTGGAAACGATTAAGAGCGAAAAAACAGTTTTGAAAACAAAGATTGTCGAATTGGAAAATTCGTTGGCGGAATCCAACAAAGCCAAAGCAACATCTTTAATCGAAAACGCGATTGCGTCCGGGAAAATCCAGGAAGAACAAAAAACAATTTGGGTTGAAAATGCAACAACAAATTTTGAAAGCGCAAAATTGATGTTGGACGGAATCAAAGGTGTTGAATCGTCGTCGTCAATAATGAACGACGAGCAAATCAACAACGATGTTCAAGGAACCGAAAACCGCGCAAAATGGGGTTTTGAGGAATGGAGCAAAAACGACCCGTCCGGACTTCAAAAAATGAAAACCGAAAACGCGGCAAAATTCAATAAAATGTTTGACGCGTACGTTGGCGAATAATAAAATTTAGGAATTTTAAAAATATATTAAAATGGCAGAGCAACTAATAAAACTATTTGGGAGAGACATCCAAAAAAACTTGTTTCCGGATAACGCATTTTACAAACAATCCAGGGTTGACGGCGGAATCAATGTCAAAGCTAGAACGGTTCAAGTTCCGCAAAGTGGCAGCGAACCAACGATTTTAGTAAACCCAAACGTTTTTCCTTTGGCTATTACTCAAAGGGATGACGACGTCAAGGAATACAACGTTGACTTATTGGCAACACAACCAATTCACATTGAAGATGAAAATTTGATGGTTATCAATTACGATAAGCGTCAAGATATTTTGAGCGACCATTCGTTAGCCTTAAATTCCGCAATAGCTGAAAGATTGGCGTTTGCGTGGTCACCAACGGGCGCCGTTGCTGCAAAAGTATTAAGAACAACGGGCGGAACAAGGCCGGCAATGGTTTCGGGCGGCGCTGCAAAAAAAGCCGTTGCGTATGACGATATCGTGGCGCTTGGTGCTGCAATGGACGTCGAGGACGTCCCGGAAGATGGCCGATTTTTGTTGGTGAATGCTCAAATGTATTCCGATTTATTAAAAATCAATGAATTTATTTCTTTTGATTATAAAGAAAAAGCGGTTGCAAAGGGTTCCGTTGGAACAATTTTAGGATTTACCGTTTACAAAAGGTCAAAAGCCATTGTTTACAACGACACGTTCAATCTTGTTTCGCATAGCGCAACGCCGGCGCAAACAGACCGTGGCGCAATCTTAGCGTGGCACAAATCATTTGTTCGTCGCGCAGAGGGAACCGTGAAAATCTACGCGGACACGGACAAACCCGAATTTTTGGGGTCTATTTATAACGCTGCGGTTAGAACGGGCGGAATGATTGGCCGAACAGACGAAAAAGGGGTTTTTGCGTTGGCGCAAGATGATTTGTAGTAAAAAAAACGAAACCCGGAACGATCAAAAATCCGGGTTTTTTACCTTTTAAACATTTGTAAAAATGGCGGAATTTTACATTCACAAAATTGGTGGCGGTTGTATTGTTTTGAAAAATGACAAAGCATTAAGCGCAAAAGGAAAAACAACCGGGAAACCGGCAGTTTTCAAAAGCGTTTCGGCGGCACATGAATTTATCAAAAAAATTAATCGTTCAGAAAATGAAACCGATGTTGAACCCAAAAAAGATTAAAAAATGGCATTAAATGATATTAGATTCAACCGGAACAAATCCGGGTTGGGTGCGCCATTGTTGGACAAAGACCACATATCCGGTATATTGTTTTACAACGACACGTTGCCGACCGGGTTTTCAACGACCGAACGCATAAAAAAAATATTCTCAATTGAACAAGCGGTTGACCTGGGAATTTTGGATTCAATCGCAATTCACGCGGTTGAATATTACCACTTAAAAGAGTATTTCGAAAAAAACCAAAAAGGGGAAATTTGGGTTGGTTATTTCGATATTCCAACCGACCCGACAACGCCGGATTTTGCAGAAATTGAACAAATGCAATTGTTCGCAATTGGTGAAATTCGCCAAATTGGCGTTTTGTATTTGGCCGACCCGGCAGACGCAACAACAATTCCGTTGCGAATTATTGCGGCTCAATCTCAAGTTGACCTTTTAAAAATCAACCACATGCCGTTGAACGTTGTTTTGGCGCCGGACATTTCGACAATTGATTTAACAACATTGCCGGATTTACGGACAATGACAACAAACAACGTTTCGGTGACAATTGGACAATCCGGAAATGGAGTTGGCGCAGCGCTTTTTGAATCAACCGCGGTTTCGGTCACCGATTTGGGGGCAAAAATCGGTTCCATTTCGGCGGCGAAAGTCAACGAATCCATTTCTTGGGTCGAAAAATTTCCAATGGTTACGGCGTCGGGAGAGT